GCTTTGATAACTTAAATAATGCAAAAGTAGTAAGAAAAAGAACATTTTTGAAATTTTTAGATGATGCTAACTTTCCTAATAACCAAAATCCTTATGGAACAGCCAATCCGAGCGCAAGAATGCCAGATGATAAATACTTTATTTCTAGAAAAGTAACAGAAAATAAATTAGCAGTAGAATTTGAGCTAGTATCAAGCTTAGAGCTTGAAAATATAGAAATACCAGCAAGAAAAATATCATCAAGATATTGCACTTGGATTTACAGAGGTTTTGGATGTCGATATGGATATAATAAAACACAAGCAAAACACGATAGACCCATAGGAACATCAGATGATGTAACGTTTGTAACTGGCGCAGGAAGTACTTTTAGGTTAAATAGCGATCTAATTCCAAACGATGGATCTAAAGCCAATAGTCATGACGAAAAAACAACTGTTAACGCTTGTATAGACGATAAAGGGCTTTGGGATACTGGGGTTGCATATGTACAAGGTGATTATGTTTTTAAATTTAGTGACAGAGTAAGTGAGGGGCAAGGTCTTACATCTAATTACTATCAACAACACCCAGTTTATTACATATGTAAAAGTGGCCATACGTCAGCTAGTGGCGCACCACCAGAGAAAAAACCAGACTTATGGATAAAAGATGAATGCTCTAAAAAATTATTCGGTTGTAGATTAAGATACGCAAACGAAGATTTCGGAGGAATAAATAACAATAAAGATCTTCCTTATGGAGGATTCCCAGGAACGGAGAAATATTCTTACTAATGAGTATAAAAAGCAAAATAGAATTTGAGTGCGAAAAAGATACATCACAAGAGCGTTGTGGTTTTGTCGTTCATAAAGATGGAGAATTAGATTTAATCATGTGCGAAAATCGAGCAGAAGATAAAAAGAATGAATTTTATATACCAGCAAAAGAGTTTCTCCATGTTAAAAACAATAATGATATTGTGGCTATTTATCATTCTCATAATGACGGAACAGAAAACGCCTCTCAATTTGATATTCAATCTGCTGATATTATTTGTTATCCATTTTTAATTTATTGCACTAAAAACAACAAATTTGGTGTTCATACTCCAGAATATTCAGACGCAAAAAAAGAACATTTTGAACAACTAATGGAGGAAATAGCATGACTGAAATAGTATTACATGGATTAGTTTCTAAAAAATTTAAAGCTGTTCATAAAATGGCAAATATAAGAACTCCTATAGATGCTGTTTTTGCTATAGACGCTAATTACGATGGATTTAAAAATTTTTTTTTAAAAGAGGCGTCAATAAATAATTATTACCAATTTATTGTAGACGGAGATTTAGTAAAAAATGCTAATCAAGCACTAGAAAAAAAAGAAATAAAAAAAATAGATATAGTTCCCTATATTGGTGGGAGTGGCCCATTTCTTGTAGCATTTGCTGTTAATTTAGCTATTGGCTTAGTTATGGCTGGTATACAATATTTAATGACGCCCATACCCGAAAACGAACCAAAATTAGTGGTTGCTCAGTTAGGGGGTAATTCTTTTTGGTTTGCATCTAAATCTAATTTTACTCAACAATATCTTAATGCGCCCATAGGATACGGAGAGTTAAGAGTCGGATCTAACACAATAGAAACACAAATTAAAGCAACAAACAGGAATGAAACAGTTGGCAAGACCACTGCTGGTGGTAGTATTTCAAGTTCAGCTGGCGCTGGCGGTGTCGGTGGCGGAGGAGGGAGCTCTTACTAATGATGACAAAAATAAAATTACACGGTAAATTATCAAAAGATTATGGAGATTCTTTTGAATTTAGTAATATTAATAAACCTTCCGATGTGGTTAAAGCAATAGAATGCATTCTGCCAGGATTTAGAGATTCAATTATTAATGCATCAAAAAAAGGTGGTCATTATGAAATAATCGTCAACGGGAAATCAAAAAATGCATTTGAATTAAATCAAAAAGAAAAAAATATAAATCAAGTCGACATAGTTCCTTGTTTAATGGGGCATGGTGGAGGCGCTCTTGCTGTAGTGTTAGGTATTGTAGCTGTGGGTATAGGTATAAGTGCAACAAGTGTTGCCGTCTCTGCATTTTTTATAGCTTTAGGAGTTGGTTTAATTATAGCTGGAATTATGTATCTATTAACACCTATTCCAGAAAACGAACCTAACGAAGCGAGCATAAGAGCTTCTATTAGAAACTCATCTTTTTTATTCCAAAATCCAAGTAACACAGCAGTTCAAGGCAGAGCTATACCTATTGTTTATGGACAATTAAGAGTTGGGTCTTATGTTGTTGGTACATCTGTTACAAATTTTGAACTGCATGAAGATACACAGCTTCAAAGAAGATTTTCAGCAAATAACACAAATGCATTATTAAAAATACAAAAATCTTTCGGAAGCTCTATATCTGAATTATATAGAACTTAGCGATGAAAGAGTATTTATTAGAAAAATACAAAAAGGTTTACGAAAACTCTATTTTTGGTAGTGAAGACGGTCCAGAGGGTGGTGGAACTAATGTAAATCAAGCTAATGCTGATAGACTAAGTAGTGGATTTGCTAGATTAATGCCTCCACTTGCTAATGACTTATTGCTATCAAGTGCCGACTTAACGGCATCAGATTTTGTCTCAGAAGGCCCAATTGAAGGATTTGTTGATAATAATGGTGCTTCCTGTTCGCCATTAGAGGCTACATTTTTAGATGGAACAGTTGTAGCTGAAACAGCCTCATTAAAAAAACAAAGTCAACCTTTAATTATTCAAAAATTAAGTGGCGTAGAATTTAATTATAAACCTTTTGTTAGTGGCGAATTAAATAATTATGTAGATTATTTAAATTCTAGATTTGTACATCCATTACAAGACATAAATGATATTTTAAATTGCACAAGACAAGGTCTGAAAAATACCATAATGAGATGGGGCCCTGGAGCAAAAGGAGCAGGTGGTGCAACCGATACAGCTCAAATGGAAATAGCTCCAAATGAAATGTTATATAGATATGCTGGTGCTGGATTTAGAAAAGTGCCATATTCATATAGAAAAATTTATCACCCAAATTCTGTAGTTAATAAAACTGATTATAGCATACCAAATGCTTATGTATTTAGTGAAGATCAACCAGTTTTATATCAAGGTAGTTATGACTTTGGATGCTCTATAACTGAAAGGGGATTTTTGGACAGATCATTTTGTAATAGAGCTTTTTTTAAGTTTATAGCAAATCCTACAAGCACGAATGGTGGAAACTATACAAACCATCAAAGATTTTGCGCAACGGCAGTAAGATTAACTGGACATTACGATGATAGATTTTCAAACGGAAAGCCTGGAAAATATACATATTCATTAGCCGCACAAGCAGAGCCAGAGGGTTTAAAAGAACCGATTATAGATACTGTAGCAAGTGCTATAAATTCAATAGGATTAGACTATTGGAAGCCTGTAAGGTTTCATGAATCTTATGTTCAATTATTACCAAAAACATCAGCAGAGACTCTTGCTGGTGAAGTAGATCATCATAGCCACACTCGTTTGGCTGGGAAAGCCAACAAAACTCCAAAAAATTTCGACTATCGAAGTGGCACTTCGACTGAGTCAAGATCAATAGATGATGGAATCGTAACATATAACACATGGACTTCAAGAAGAATCTATGTAGAAAAAAGCGAGGCGTCATATGACGCTAACACTCAGACAGTTACACCTTATACTAACCAAACCACTCCAGGCGCCAGCGGACCTAATGATCAACCAAAGTTAGTAGCTAACTTGGGCGAGGAGAATAGACTATTTAGCGAAAAGTTGGTTGTTATGGATGAACCAGAAGTAGTACCAGAATCTCAAGCAGCTGTAATTCAATTAAATTGGGTAATATATTCTACCGACGTGGCTGTCCAGAGGAGAGGAGGCAGTGTACTTAAAACTAGATCTTGGAAATTAGATAGTTCTAATCCAGTCTCTTTTGTAAGAAGAGGAGTTTATTTTGGAACGCCAACCTTAGTTTTAGATGGTCTTACGGCATACACTCCTCCTGCTGATTCGGCCGATATGACAGCAGGCAGTTTGCCAACTATAACATTTGAGGTTGGAGAGGGTGGAGCCTTAACAAACAATTATACGGTTACTAATGAAGGAAGAGTTGATGGCGCTGGCGTCGGTAGCTCCCAAGGTAATGTAACTATACAAGGTATTTATTCTCCAGAATCGCAGGTAGCTGGTTCAACTTATTCTGTAACCGTAAATGATGTTAACCCTTCTCCTTTTGTTTCTTCTATAACAAGAGCATTTTTACAAGAAGGGTCGCTACCAGGAGTTAGTGGTAATACTCAAAGATGGTATAAACCCAATAAAACTTACAGAATTACTGGATCACTTCATTTCCCATCAAGCAATGTTAAAGTTGATAGTTTTAATTTTTATTTATTAGGAGATCAATCACAAGGTATAGAAGGCCAGAACATAGCAACAGTGGGCCCATTTAAAGACGACAATTGGAGAGATTTTGATTTTGAATTTACGAACAGCGGGAATCGAAGTTTCAGAAAAATGAGATTTAATTTGAAGA